TCCGGCTCCTCACCACTGTCCACAGTCGCCTCGTCAGTCTCAGCCGGCGCCGCTTCGTCCGGCTCCATGACTTTCTCCAGCAATGACGGCGCGGGTTCCGGCGTTGGTTCGGGTGTGGACTCTGGTGGCGGTTCCGGTGGTGCCGCGACCTTCTGCGGCGGCAATGGCGGAGGTGAGCCGATAGCCACAGGTTCGAACTTGCGCGCACGCTTGGCCGCGATCAGCACCTTGGCCAGATTGCGCCCCTTGTAGTCGTCGGGCACCTCGAATTCCTGGCCCGCCTTATAGACGACGCCCTTGCCGCCCGGCATGCGCAACAATGTAATGGCCTGCAGCCGCATCGGGCATGCTCCTGAAAAGAAGGCGGCCGAATTGCTCCGACCGCCAAGTTAGAAGGAGGAAACGTCGCCGCGTAACCGCGTTCCGAAGTGGGGGAGCACCTCAGAACGCGGCTGGCCTCGGTAGGACAAAAAGTCCCGATTAGAGTAACAAGATATTCGTTGCGGTATCATACGTATTTGGCGTAGTCAATCCACTGCACGACGCCAGTGCGACGCTTGCGCCAATTGATCTCACGCTCTGCAAGAACCGCGGTCATATTTTCCTGCCACAGTGAGCGGTAAACAGTAGAGGCAGAGATCGGGCTATCGGGCGCGCTATCGAACTGCAGCGAAGCCTGGTTGCTGCTGTCGATCGTCACGTTGCCGTCGTCGGCGAGCAGAATTTCGCCCGGCAAGATGAACGCGATCATATAGCCATCCGTCGGCGAACCACCGGACGACGGCACGTTCGTGCTGGTGATGACGCGGAACCCGGCCAACGTGCCGCCACCGGCGGTGATGTCGGGGAACTCGCGTTGTCCAAGCGTATTCAGCATGAGGCTGAACGCGATCGCCTGGTTGACGTGCATGACCCACGTGCCGCCAGTCATGTCGAGATCCAGCGCTGCCATCGTGGTCAGCACCGTGCGGATGTTGGCGCGCGCGGCGTCGGCATCCGTGCCTGTTGCGGCAACAGCAGTAACGCCGTTGGTCAGTGACGCAGGCGAAGGACCGCCTGAACCCGTGCCGACGACCTTCGTGCTGTCGAGCAGGTCGGTGTCGAGCTTCTTGGCAATCGCTGCGACCATGTCCTGACGGATCATCGCTTCCAAACTTGGATTTGAGAACCGCAGGCTTTCGTTGGTGAATGCTACGAGCGCGGCAACCTTCGCGAAGGTCATCGTGATCGTATCAAACGCCGCGCTGCTCATGGGTTTAGACGATCCCTCGCCGACCCAATACGCTGTCGAACCGGATGACATCAATGGGACACGAATGTTAAATGGCACACGACGCATACCGCCAGCGAGCTTGTCGAGAATAGTCGCAGCACGAACCAGATCGATAAATTCACTGGCCATATACTGCAGCTGCACGAGGGGTGACGCCCACGTGGTATCGTAAGTGTTCGCCGGAGCGACTGCCGCCTTCAGCACCGTTGTGCCCTCGGCCGCAGCAAAGTTCAACACTTGTGCTACTTCCGGCGTGTCCTTCCATGCCTCACGCTGTGCGATCTGCACCGCCTGCTGCAAGTTGCCCTTCGACATCGCCTGTGCGGCAATGTAGCGAACGAACGCGGTGCCCTTCTCAAGCGGCGGACGCTTGACCTGGACAACGGACGAAGTCTGGCGTGGCGCTAGCGACTGACCGGCATTGTAACCGATACGGTCGCCATCGACTGCTACCGCGGCCGAGATGTTCAGCTTCTCCTGCTCGCGTAGACGGGTCAGGTGCTTGTCAATCGACTTAATCTTGTCGTTCAGTTCGTCGTATTCGGTCTCCTGCTCCTCATCGAGCGTTGAGCCGTCTTCCGACGCCTTGCTCATCAGCTCGGACATCCGTGCTGCGTGTGCGGTTCGCGTCGATGCGTATGCGGCAATATCTTCCGCAATAGTTTTGGTTGCCATTGGTGCCTCCCGGCTTGTCTGGCGGTTAACGGTCGCCGTGACGCCGGCGGGGTTCTGCTCAACACGCGGACTCTGCTTCTGGCCGGTCGCGGCCTGCAGCGCTTGCGTATCGAGGGATCTGATAAGCTGGATGGTGGCTTCCGATTGGGCTGGCACGGTCACGAGAGACAATTCATGCCAGTTCCATTCTTTAAACCGGATGCCACCACCCTTAATCATCTCATATTGGTCTTTGATCGGCGTGAAACCGATGCTGACGCCTTTGACGAGTCCAGCGCGCACTGTCTGCCACGCCTCATCAACGCGATCCTTAAGTTTCCCGGGTTCCTCAACCTTGGCGATGCGTGCCTGGAACGAGATACCGCGGTCGGTCTTAGTTACGTGGGTAACCGTTCCGACCGGCTGGCTGTGCTGGTGCATCCATAGCAGCGGGATACTGACCGGCGTCGCGTATTTCGCACCCATGCTTTCCACGACGTCACCGACATGATCGACGGATGGCGTGGTAGCGATGCCGGAGATCATGCGTTCGCCTTCGTTGAGGCCCTTGACCTCCAGCGTTGTCGGCATCCATTTCATTTCGACCGGCGCGGAATGCATCATCGGCGCGTCGGGCATCGATGGCTTGCTATCCATCCACGCCATCATGCAGGTTTCCTCGCTATCGCCGCCTTCGACGCATCTTTCCAAGAACGAAACCATATCCTCCCCGCCACCGGGTGTGCAGCACGTCCCTGCCACATCGCGCTTTGGCGCCGGACCGTTCGCTGCGGACCCGTGATGTTCCCGCCAAAGATTCAGACATACGGCAATCCGTTGCCTGTTCGTAGCGAAATCATTATTGACCGTTGCATCGCCCATGCAGCGTGCCATCCACTGCTCGTTTGTCTCGCCTGATGGCTTAGGTTTTGGAAGCGGCATAGCAGTGGTTCTCCAGGGCTTAGAGGCTTGACGGCTGAGCTTAGGGACTGGCATGCTTAGCGTTAATGAACTCAACGCCTGACAACCAACGTGTCTGCATAAATTGCGGACGGCCCCACTTCCCCACCAGAAAGGGTAGGTGCAAGGCATGCGATTATTACTGGCACACCTACGGCATAGAACGACCGGAGGTTATATTTAAGTCTCCAGTAAAAGGGCATTTTGCTGACCGAGATGGTCGCTCATGCCCTAACTGTGGGGTCCTATTTAACCCGATTAAGTTCTATCGGCGCGAGGGAAAGTTCCTATTTGCGGGGCAGTTGCGCTACTGCACAAGAGAATGTGGAAACGCCTATCGACTACGTCAAGCGAAGGGAAAACCAAGCAAACTGCGCGGAAAGCGACTGGTCAAGGAACCCACAAGCGGGTTTGCATGTCGTGGGTGCGGCATTCTATGGACGCCGATCTATTATCGGCGGGGGAGGCCGATCCGCTTACAGCGAAGGTTAGCAGCAAGAGCGTTATGCTCCGATGCCTGTCGGAAGATCATCCGCATACAATCAGAGCCTCAACGATTAGCTAGCGTTCCTAGGGGCCCTAAGCACCGTTTCTGGAAGGGCGGAGTTGGTGCCTTATACCGACGCGGACTGGGATGGGCCAAGAAGACCGAGACCGTTCGTAGAAAACAGAAATACAAGTGCGCAGAGTGCGGCAAGTCTGAGAGCGAACTTGGCAAGGTTCTTGATGTGCATCACAAGGTTCCCTTCCACAACTTCGCCACTGCGCGTGATGCCAACGTCTTTTCTAATCTGGTAGGCTTGTGTCGATCGTGTCATGCAAAGGCTGACGCAGCCATTGTGTCACGGCAACTAAGCCTAGGTCTGGTTCTTGCTGGTCGCGAGTTTCGCCCGGGGAAGGCCCGAGGAGGGCGTTGCGCTTCGGCCAAACTGACCGAAGCCATGGTCATAGAGATGCGCCGCAGACGGGCTGATGGCGCTACTACAAGCTATCTAGCTAAGCTATTCGGTGTTTCCCCCTCTGTTTCCCAATATGCCTGCTCAGGCAAAACGTGGAAGCATGTCGGCGGACCGCTAACTAGCGGTAGGACCTATGCTAAAGCCGTAAATCCCTCTGGATGACTTGATATTGCCCGTCGGCTGTTGGGTGGACGCGGCGCTGGGGAATATTCGGGGGCAGCCTCTAGTGGTCTTGCAGTAGTGCTACAGCAGTGCTATATGCAGTCCGACGAACGAAAGAGGCCCTGGTGCCGATGCGGAAGCAACAAGTGAGCCTGACGGATCCGCAGGTCGAATGGCTTGAGGCTGAGGCCAAGCGTCTTGGCGTCTCCATCGCCGAGGTGATCCGTCGGATCATCGATAAGCATCGTGAGCAACGGGAGAACCGTGAGTAATGAGCGAGCCGTGATCCTCGAGAGAACCGCCAGACGGGAGCGATTGACGACGGGCACCGTGCTGATAACCTCTCGCCCGTCGCTCGGTCTCCTACCCGAGTGGGAATACTCTTCATCATCCATGCAAACTTCAGCTTGCGGGGACCGCAAGTGGTGCCTCACGCGCGCCCGCAAGCTGACTTTTCCACAGCCGAATTAGTAAAAGAATCAGCCAGTTCACAAGTGTTCGTATTGCCAGAAGCGCGCGAGACCGGTAAGCAAGACGGGCACGGGATGCCCCGTGCGAGTGATAGCGAAACTTCACCCGGTCTCGCGCCTCTGCCCCTGCGAGGTTCCCGAAACCCCCGTGCGCAAATGCGCGGGCCGGGTATTTTTGCCCTAGCGCGACGCAATACGCAACGGCCTAGGCGAACGCAATCTCATAGGTTGCAACACGCGCCGCATCCACACCGAGGCTAAGCACATCCGCCGCATCGAACAGCGCCATCGCCGCATCGATCTTCTGATCGCCGGCGTTAATCTTGGTCGCGCGGATGGCCGTGGCCGTCGGCTCGATCTTAATGTTCCCGATGCACCACGACATCATCGAGCTCTGGCTGTGCCACAACGTCCCTTTGGCCAGCCGCCGTTCGCATGTCTTCAGCGCGTTCATGAGCCGATAGCCCTGCCCAACCGGCCACAGCATCTTGTTCGCCTCGGTAATGCCGATCTCCGCCATCGCATCGACGATGTCGCCAACACCCGCCGGATCCACCGCCACGTGCGCCAAGATGCCCCTGGCCTTGATGTCGGCAATGATCTGCTTCATCGCCTCCAGGTCGTCCAGCATATCATCGCAAATCGTCAGTTCGCCGGCCCTTTCGAAGTCGAGCAGGCGCGGCGCGATCTGTTGCCGCCGCTCCAGCACGCTCCGGTGGCACCAAGCGTGGGACCATAGTAGCCACGACTTCGATGCCTTATCCCGGCCATCAGCGTCGCGCCCCAGCACAGCAAAGCCGAACAGATCGTCCAGCCCACCGCCGTCCATCCCACACACCACCACCTCGGAGCGGTCCAACACAGCCTCAAGCGTGAGCGAAGGGTCGGTTTGCCGCTCCCAGAATTCCGCACCCGGCCATCGGTCGGTCTGCAGCCCAAGGCCGATTTCGATGTTCAGATGCTGCGACGCCCAGCGCCGCAGTTCATGATCGCCCGCGGCAATCGCCGCCTCGTAGTCCGGGATCAGCCGCTCAATGGCCACCGTCAGCGTGGGGTTAACCATCCGCCAGTTGGCCGTGTCCCGCCAATCCACATCACGGGGAAACTCGTAGATCAACGGCAGCAGCGGCAATACCTGCTCGCCGTCACGCACCCGACGCGCATTATGCAGCGCCTCTTTGAACACACCCGACGGCGCACGCTCCGATTGCGTGGTAATCGAGATCAGGAACGCCTCGGGGTTGGCAATTAACCCACCGCGCAACTGCCCCATCACCCGATCCGCGTCATGCGCGCCCGAGATGGCGTGTAGTTCGTCCACTAGCACACCGCACGGTTTGGAGCCGGTGACCACTCTGGGGTCGAATGACTTAACCTTCAGGAAGGCCTTGGTCTGCCGATAGATGATGGTCTTGATGTGGTCCCGGATATGAAACTTGCCGGTCAGGATGGGGTCACTCTCGATCATCCCAACCGCCTGACGGAACGCCAGGTCGGCCACCTCCAGTGTCGGGGCGATCAGTAGGAATTCCGCCCGCGGTCGGCGGTTCATCAGCACCGCACAAATCATAATCGCGGCTGCCGAAGTCGTCTTCCCGGACTTCTTGGCAATCATGCAGAAGAATTCGCGGATATGCCGCTCGTTGGTATCCGGGTCGTAGGAGCCGAACACCGCGCGAACCAGGTCCTTCTGCCACTGCCCAGCGACATCGCGGAATGGCGGTTGGTCGATGACATCGGGAAGCCGCAGCTTGGAGAAGATGCCGAGGGCTGCGTCTGCCTCGTCCTCGTTCAACGGCAGATCGGGAAGCAGCGACTGCCCCGCCTTAATGCGCGATTGCCAATCCGGCCGTGCGGTTGACCATGTGGGGAGGGACTGGTCCATTTAGTCAGTCAGGTGACGCCAAGTCTCGCGCAATCGTATCAAACGGACGTTCGCCTCGCTGACCGCAAACCTTGCCGCAATTACCTTGTGAGGCCCCTCTGAGGCTAGGATTTCCCTCACTTGCTTCTCCGTCAGCTTCGCCCAAGGCATCTGTTCGCCACAGTAATAGGTTCCGTGCATCTTTTTGTCTTCTTGGTTTTCCTTAGGAAGCGCCCAACGGAGATGAGCGGCAGAAACGCAACCCGTATGGCCGCGACCACAGGAATGTGCCACCTCGTGTAATTCAGTAGGACGGGGTCCGCTCGCAAGCCCGCATATCAGCTGGCAGGCTGATTTCCCGCCGATGTTGGCATAACCATTGCCAAACCTAGCAAACGGCCATTCTAAGCAGCCGTCGCCGTCATGAAGCAATGCGACGTGGTTGATAAAGTCTTCGGGCTCTCCCGGCGCGGCCCGCTTCTGATACAGCGGATCGCCGTGCCTTTGCCACCTCCTGTAGTGCTTCCCGCACCACGTCCTCTTGAACGGCCCACGGTTGGAACAGCCATCAATAGAGCACTCAGCCATCTAACTCGTCTACCAGACAGACCCGAGTCAGTTATAGGGGTCGGCATCCTTTTTGGTCTTTCCCGAATTCCGATTAAGGAGAGAAAACCACTCTGTCCCTTGGTCGTTGGTCCGCGCCTCTTCTTCGGCCGCCTGCTTCTTGCCAGCCATGACGGTATCGGCCTTCGGATGCACGAACGGTGCCGCCGCCGCTGCCATGCGATCCCGACGGACCGGATCCACGACCGGGTCGTTCATCACATGCAGCATGTATTCGAGCGGCGTCATGTTCTGGCGCACCTGCTCGCTTTGCATCCCCTCAGCGGTCAGTTCTCGCACCTTGCTGAGTGATCCAGGCGGACGTCCGCCGCCGTGTTTGAAGCCGCCTCGTGGCATGAGATTAACCTTAAAACGTTGACAGTTAGTGGTGGGCCGCCGTGATAAATCGACCCAGGGGATAAAAAGGTCCGGGCGAC